TTCTCTGCCTCTTCTTTACTGACTAGAGTTTTAAGCCAGCCAAAAGCTAGGTCTTTAGCAAGCCGCCTAGCCAGTTTACTTTTTCTACCGTTCATAGTATCTCTTCTACGTTAGGTTCTTTGACTACCTTGGTGAAGTAAGTAACACCCTTGGCATATCTAAAACCTCTGAGTCCTGAACCATCGTTAGCGTCAGCATGACATACAAACTTATGGGGACAGTAAGAGCATCCCCGACTTAGTTTCATGTTTCCTTTAGCTCCCTCTGGTACATCATCATAACACTTTGCAGGAGGTTCATCAGCTTTTAAAGATTTCTTGAGAGAGCTTATACGCTTCTTTGTATCTATCTTATCAAAATCATCAGGAGCATAGAAAGCCAGTTCACCTGTCTCCTTGTTGATTGTAAGGAACCCGCCATGCTTAGTGCCTTCAGCCTGTTCGTACCCAGACAGTTGAGCTATATAACCAAAAGGATCATCGTCTGGCAGAGTACCATATTTAAATTTCTTAAAGGCGTAGGATGATGCGGTCTTAACATCTACAACCTCACCATCTATCTTACAGTCTATGTGTCCTTTGACACCGCCAACCTCTACTTCTTTCTGCTCATCTGTTACATCGTGGCCTGACAGCCTAGCTAACATAAGAACTACTTCTTCAAGGATATGTCCATAGAGAAACTTGATCATCGTGCTAGGGGCAACAGAAGAAGTATTCTCTTCCCTGTTGTCATACCAAAGCTGACGGGCAGGTTTACCTACGTTAGACATACGCAAAGTAAAGTTAGAGTCTCTGGCCGTAGGCTTGGCCCAGTGACGTAATATGTTTTTCATATCATCGCCAAACTTATCTATCTCTTCTTCAGATAGATCCAGAGGCTCTCCATCACAGAGAGGTTTCAGATTCTCGTATATATCTTCTACTATATTCTGTGGTGATTTCATTTTCTGTGCCTGACAAAACGACACTTACGTGTCTCTGAGTTGTAGTGTAAATACTGTACGCCTAGTTCTTTTTGTAATTCTGTTTTTGCTGATAGCCTTCCATCCTTATAAGACTTAACATCTATCAGAGTTATTTTTCCTTCGGGGGAGAGAGCAACAATATCAACTGGGCCTGTGCAACCACAGTTCTTAAAGACATGATACCCGTTATCCCACAACCAAGTGATAGCATAATGCTCTGCTAGGTCACCTATTCTGTTCGGCTCATGTTTAGTCTTCATTGTTAATTTTCTCTATTAGTTGGTATTCCCAAAGGCCACCTGTTCTCTTTCCTCTTATTCTGCGATTTACTATATGAGAACCGTACTCTTCTTTTCTGAAATCTCTAAGACAGGCAGAGGCACTAGCTTCAGGTACATAAGTAGCCTCAGATATTTCTCTTAAAGTAGCCCACTCATTATTTTTCATATAGTGCCACACTTTAAGTCTGCCTGTTCTAAGTCTGTGATAATCATATTCGTGCACATAAGGGCTTGTGTTTTCAAATAACTTTTGTTGCTTCATCTCAATGAGTTTCACTCCAGTTATCTCCTATTTTATATTCACCATCTAAGGGACAGTTGAGTCCAAGGTCTACACCTGCTTGTATAATAGACTCAACACCTGCCTTGCCTACTTCTTCTGCGTACTGCTCTGGTACTTCTACTTGCCATTCATCGTGGACATTACCAACAACAACAGCACCATACTCCTGTATCTTCTCATGAAATAGAATCAATCCCTGCTTCATAACGATAGCACCACCACCCTGTAACAGAGCATTAAGTGCGCTGTGCTGTGATCTAACTTTGATCTTGCGTCCATCTAATCCTTTGAGGAATCCTTTGGTTGCAGCTCTTGATACTTTAGCGATAAGAGTTCTAAATGATGGGAGATTATTAAGGAAAGTGTCTCTAAGTCGTTTGCCGTCTTTCTTGCTTCCTCCAACCACCGTCCCAATTTTTTCATCTCCCGCTCCGTATATGAGTGCATAGATGAATGTCTTTGCCTGATTTCTTGATTCAAGACCTGCAAGTCTTTGATTAGCTGTGTGTATATCTCCGTTGAGAATTTCATCTATAAAGCCTTCATCATTCATGTAGTGAGCCAGCATCCTCAACTCAAGACCACTGGCATCAATACCTACAAGCTTGTGTTTAGGAGGAACTACCCAACAGGCTCTGCATTCCTTACCGTAAGGAGCGGAACAGTTAGGAACTTGAGCCATGTTGGGGTTCCTGTGAGTCATTCTACCAGTAACAGTACCATTATGGTTAACAAATCCATGAACTCTGCCATCCTTGCCTAGCTCCTTGAACCATGAATTTATCTGAGATATCCGTTTCTGTAACATCAGATATCTACCTATGAGGGATGCTTCTGGTATATCTTTTACGTTAGATAATATCTTTTCATCAACCATCGGCTGACCAGTAGGAGTAAACTTCTTTGGCTTCCAACCAAACTCCTGTAGATATTCTCCTATCTGTTTGCGTGAGCCTAGATTAAACTCTATTCTCTTCTCACGTATGATAGATCCTTTGCGACATATTTCTTTGTAGTCATCGTCAGTAAGCCTTACGCCTTTACCCTGCAAGGTTTCACCCATCTTAGATACCTTACCTGTCTTGGTCTGACGTTTGAATATTTCTATTCTTTCTACCTTGGGTTTGAATCGCTTCTTAACTTCAGCAGTTACTAACTCCATTTCTTCGGTTAACTCTGCCAGTAAAAGGGAGGCGGCTCTCTGATCAAACAAGAAACCATGTTCTTCCTGTTCTTTAAGGATGTTAGCTACTTTGTTCTCTATATCTATAGACTGCTTAGAGAAACCCGCAGCTTCCTTACGTAATTCAAAATAAACTTTCTTATTAAGAATAACATCACTGGTACATCTGGCCATCATCTCAGGGCTATAGGCTGTAAAATCATCGTAGCCACTTTTAGAGAAACCTACTGTCTCACCCCATTGCTTGAGACTATGACCGCCTTCACGTACCGGATTGAACAATCTTGAAATGATCAGAGTGTCTACCAACTTCTTATCTGATAGATCTACGCCGCACATTCTGTATATCCAAGGGACATCATAGTTAATAATATTGTGACCGATAAGCTTATCAGCCTGTTGTAATAGCTTAACTCCTTCATCTATTTGATCAGGGCCGAACTCATAAACAGCAGAGCTATCCAGATCTACAGCAGAAATACACCATATAACAGTAACATCTGTTACTCCATCTGTCTCAATATCAAAAACTAATGATTTCATAATGCTTCATCCGCATCTTCTAACTCATCTTCGTAGTCAATTATCTCAGATAATCTACCTGTTTCTTTATCATACATCAGATGAGTCGCCATTCCCACATCTCCAGTATACCTAGACTTCAGTACTCTAACGTGGGTCGTATTGGCTTCGTTGGGATCGTCAGATTGTTGGTTGCGCTCCAAAGCTAGTACACAATCTGATAGCTGTGCAATAGACTGAGAGCCTCTGAGGTGACTGAGATTAACAGTAACACCATTCTCGTGACCCCTGTTGCCTTCAATCCTCTTGAGGTGAGATACAAGAATCAAACCCGCATTTGTTTCTTCAACAATAGACCGGAGCTTGTGCATTATTGTATCAATAGTTCTTCGCTCATCACCCTCGGCACTGGCCGACAGTAACATATGTAAGTGATCTACTACTACCCACTTACAATCCAAACCAACAATCATGTATCTGACCTTGGCAAAGATCTCATCAATGTCGTTAGATCCAAAGTGTGAATGAATCCAAACACGATCATCACCAAAGAGATTAGCTAACATAGTATCTAGCTGTTCCTTGGGATACTCTTTTCTAATGTGATCAATATATAATCTGGCGTTAGCCTCAATGGATACCAGACAGTCAGCAGTCTTATAGTAATCTTCCTCAAGAGCTATGATACCTACGTTGTCTTGAGTGTTCTTTATCAGCCAGTGTTCTAGTTCTCTGGTGATACTAGACTTCCCTAGACCAGTGCCACCTGTCACAGTAACAAGCTCTCCGGTTCTGAGTCCGTAGAGTTTGTCGTTCAGACCATGCCAAGGATAAGGAATAGATTCTTTTTCAGGGCGATCATGATACTTAGATAGAATATCTTTAGCACTCATGATACCGGAGGGAGTATAAGTCTTAGAAGCCCACCAAGCTATAGTATATGCCTTATGATTACCGCTACGCAGCATATCATTAGCATCCTTGAACTCTTCGGGTAGGCTCATGATCAAAGCTTTGCCGGGAGTAAATAACCTAGCAGCTTTTCTGGCAGCTTCTCTGCCCGGAGTATCGCTATCAAAGTTGATAACAATCTTGTCAAACTTTTCCAAGAACTCTAGAGATGCTTTGATATCTCTGACTGCACCGGCAGCACCATTCTTCAGAGAGACTACAGGCCATTTAGATCCTAGAAGTTCATAAGCTGCCATAGCATCACACTCACCCTCAGTGATAGTGATGTACTTGCCCCCTTCTTGGAACAACTGCTGACCAAACAAACCAGTGCCAGTAGAAGAACCCTGCCAAAAGAATGTCTTGTTTGTATCTCTAAGCTTGAAAGCACCTATCTCGTTGACGTTGTAGTAGGGATAGATGTGAGTATCTACCTCGCCTTTGGAGTTGAGAATAGATTTAACGCCATACTTCTTCGCGGTATCAAGAGAGATACCTCTGTCTGTCAGGGCGTTGAAGGAACCATCGGAAGTATTAACAGAGTTATTCTTGTATGTCTTAAACTCTATTGGTGTTGGTGAAATACTGTTGTCGTTGTTAGGAATAAACTTATCGCAACTGAAACAGTACATTGATCCATCTTCATTTAAAGATGCCGGATCACTCCCGCCACATTCGGGGCAGGGTAAATGTGTTTTAACGAATGCCATTTTAGCTCCTTAAAAAAACGGGGAGCCGAAACTCCCCTAATCAACAGCACACAACTAACTTTGAACATAAGCTTCATTTTCAGGAGTGTCAGGATCATCGGCAATAAATCTACCGTCTTCATCCCTAGCTCTTTCATATGTAATCTTTGTATCGTCATTACACTCAGTCCCTAGCTGTGCTTTGAACCACTCAAGCGCAGCCTTCTTGGACTCAATGTCATCTGACAGAGACTTGATATCACCTATCAGCTTCTGAGCCAATACAAAGATGTGTTGGTTTTGCAGTGACATTTTGGAGACATCATAATCTCCATGGTCAGTTTTAAATACTGTCATAGCTCATCCTCAAGGGACTCTTCTACATCAAACTCATCACCAACCCCACCACTGGAGTATGGAACCAGATCAAGAACCTGCATAGCTAGAAACTCTAGACCTTGATAGGTCTTACCAGCTCTATCCATTTCCCATTCACGATACTGAACCTTGACCTTGGAGCCGTTACCAACTTCAACATCAATCTCATTCTTCATACGATCATAGAGTTTAGGAGGCTCTCTAGTTCCCTTCGGCCCACCGTTCACCTTTCGCTTGATGATAATGGCAGGGCCTTCATCCATATCTTTAATCTTGAATCCACGACGTTTGAAATCCGCAGCAGTGGTATCGTCAACAACTAGGTTAACACTATACACTGGTTCATAAGTTGTGTTAGGGCGTTTAACACTAGCCCAGTAAGCAGTACCTTCTACTATAGCCATTTATAGCTCCTCTTTAGCTTTAGTGTAAAAATATCTGTGACCTGCCCAGAACAGAAAGGCAAGTATCACGTTCTCAATAGTGGATGGTAGCACACCTGTTCGGCTTTGTAAATCCACTAGTTCAATCACCTCTGCCAATAACAGAATAGCAAAGGCATAGAACCCTAGTATAAATAAACCTCCACCCAACATCAAAGCCTTGGCTTTCATTGAGCCTTTCATTGTTGCATCCTTCAGCGTTGTGAAGTAATCTTTGATGTCTGAAAAGGGATCAAGATTATCTGTACTCATTTTGTATCTCCAATTATTGTAAATTTTCCAATGTCAATAGTTAGCAATGGCTCTACATCCTGCCAATCGTTGCGATCATAACGGCCTCCGATAGTAATGTCAATCTCATCATCCTCTATATCATCAAGACAAATATAACCACTAGTATCTAACCATCTAACACAGAGGAATGTATGTAAACTTAAAGACCTATAAATCTCTTTAGCTTTTAAAAACTTAGATAAAGATATTATATAAGTAGGATAAGTATTATGTTTACACTTACGGTCTTTTAGTTCTAAAAAGAACTTAGGTTTATAACTTCTAGTATCTAAAGCTACAAAGTCTAACCCATATTGCATAGGTAGTTTTCTTAAATTAACTTTAAAGTATTTCTCCAAGTCTTTGGCAAAGCTTGTCTCAGCAGCTAAAGACTGTTTAGTTTCATATAGTTTTCTAGGCATAGAGTTTCTCCCAGTTACGTGGCTTACGTTTCTTACCGTCAGCCAAGGCTCTGTAGTAAG